CTTTATGGATTAACACCGGGGGTAGAGAATTTAGAATTGATGAGGGGGACTATCTTATACAGGATTGGAACGGGGAGTACTCTGTAATGTCTAAAAAAATATTTGAAAAAATGTATAAAGAATTAGTATAAAATACTTATCTTTACATCCGTAATATAGATGTTTACGGTACATTTATTTTTATTTGATTGATAAGACTTAAGCTCTGAGGTAAAAACTTAGAGCTTATTTTTTGAGAAGTAATTTATAAAAAGGATATATGGCAGTATTTGATACGCAGTACAAGAAAGTATTAGAGGAGATTTATTATGGGGGATATAAGTATGAAGACCCAAATAGAAAAGGAGTAGAAAGAATTGAGATAGCAATGATCAATTTGTATTGCAGACCTAGTGTTGGGTTTCCAGCATTAACCACTAAAGAGATTTATTTCAAAGGAGCAATAGCTGAGTTATTATTTTTTATGTCTGGTTCTACAGATATAAGAGATTTGTGGAAAAGTGGTGTTAGATTCTGGGATAAAGATTGGGCCAGATTTAATAAGTACAATGAAACAACAGCAAAAGCATTATATGAGGATTGGAAAAATGATGATAAAAAGATTGAAGAATTACCCGCGCACATTTATGATATGGGTAAGATCTATTCTCATCAGTGGAGAAACTCCAATGGAGTTGATCAATTATTTAACCTTGTTTCTTCCATGATTAAAACACCTATGTCAACATCATTAATTGTTAACTCTTGGAACCCTGCTGATTTACCTAATATGTGTTTACCTCCTTGTCATTATTCTTTCCAGGTAGTGTGCCAACCAATAGATAATACTTATAAGTTTACATTAGTATGGAGTCAAAGGTCTACAGATTTTTTCTTAGGTACTCCTGTTAATATAATGTTCTATGCTGCACTAGCACAAGTACTGGAAATCTTAACAGGATATAAATGCAACGCAGTAATCGGAGAGTTAAAGAATGTACATATATATGATAATCAAGTTGACGTAGCTAAAGAGTTAATGTTTAGAGATCCTGAATTATATGGAGAGAGTAAACTGGAAATTGATAAATCTAAGTTTAAACTTTTTTTAAAAAATCCATCACGTTTAAACTTTAATAGTGTAATTAATTCATTATCTTTACAGGACTTTAATTTGGCAGGGTATAATAGTTATCCAAAATTGAAAGTAGAAATGTTAAGTTATAATAAAAAACAAAAACCATGAGTACAGCATTTAAGAGTCTAAAAGGACGTAGAGTATTGGTTAACCAACCAGTAATGAAAGAATCAGCTATCCAATTAAGTGAAGCAGATAAAGCACACATTGAGCAAGAAGCAATGAAACAATGGACACGTTTAGAAGTGTATGCCGTTGGAGAAGAAGTTAAAACTGTAGCAGCAGGTGACCAAGTTTATATCTCAGTTAATGCAATTAAAAATGCAGAAGTAATTGAAGTAGAAGAAAGCATCAAGCTTATGTTGAGTGAATATGACATTGCAATTGTTTGGTAAGATGCCTGAATTAGTTTGTGATGAATATAAAAGGATGGCAGGAAAACCTGAGACATCTAATACATATAATAAGAGTTTGAAAATTATGGCTGAGATTGCTGCTAATAAAAGTCAAGAAATGTATAAGGATTATCTTAGAAGAACTGAGTCTAGTCCTTATGTAGGTAATGATCCATTTGCTGGTACAAAACCTAAAGCAGTTACAGCACCAGATTGTACTGCTAAACATTCTCCACTAAGACCTTCTCATTATGGAGGAGCTAACAGTACATATGAAGTATTTAATGTTCTTGAAGCATGGGGCTTAGATAAAGACTTTTACTTAGGTAATGTTATTAAGTATGTTGCAAGAGCTGGTAAAAAAGATAAGTCAAAAGAATTAGAAGACTTAGAAAAAGCAGAAGTGTATTTAAAAAGAAGAATTGCTGAGTTAAAGAAATGAGATATTTTTTGTTTTTGTTTTTGTTGTATTCATGTGCCCCTCACTCTGTAGGTCCTAACTATAATCAAGGTAGGACTCACAATGCTGATCTAGGAAATAGAGAAAGAATTGTGAGAAGTGAGGATGCGCGCATGAAGAATGCAATGATAAAGCATAGACAATCTGCAAGAAAAGGTTTACCTAAAATAAAAAAAGTTAGAAAAAAGAGAAGTAGAAGATATGTATAATTAAAATATTATATATACTTTAGCACCTCCTTTTCTTCTCAGTCTTCTCGCTGAAAAAAGATTCCCGGTAAGTTTATTCTTATTGGGAATTTTTTTTATATATTTGTGTACTCTAATATTTAAACGTATTAAATTAACATGATAGGTAAGGGAATCCCAGATTATTATTCTGGGATTTTGTTTTTTATATTAATATTGTGTATATTATATTATATGTATTAATTAAAAAATAAAGCAATGGATATTTTAAATATTATTTCTTGGGTAAAAGGTAAACGTCAAGTAACCTCAGTTGATCCAACTAAATCAGTAATACCAGTAGGATTAAAAGATGACCGCAGGGATGACGGTTACTTAGCAGGAGTAATAACAGTTGAAGATTTATTAGCTGGATCAGCATCATCAATTGCCACTGATGGTACGTCATTGTATTCTACAGATCCTTTAGCCGGACCAATAGGTCCTATTGATAATATTGCATTGGGAGAACAAGCAGGTTACAATACACCACTTGTTCAACTTTCAACATTTATTGGTAATAAAGCAGGTTATAATGCAACAATGGGAAACCTATCAAACTTCTTAGGAGGTAATGCAGGTAGAGATGCAACAGAAGCATATAGTTCTAATTTTTTAGGATTTGAGGCAGGTAGAGAAGCAACTTATGCTAATGCTTCAAACTTTCTAGGAAATGGTGCAGGTAAATTTGCTAATAATGCTAATAATTCAAATTTTCTAGGAGCTTATGCAGGATACAATGCAAGCAATGCAGATCATTCAATTTTCATTGGAGGTTCTTCAGGTCAACAAGCAAATTTTGCTAACTATTCAACTTTTCTAGGTTACTATGCTGGTTTTACTGCTACCTATGCAAGTTATTCAACATTCATTGGTCCTTTCTCTGGGATAAATGCAGTTAATGCTTATAACTCAATTTTTATAGGATCATCTTCTGGAGACAGTGCTACTAATGCTAGTAACTCAAACTTTATTGGAGACAGTGCAGGACTAAGAGCTACTAATGCATCTTACTCTAATTTTATAGGACGTGAAGCAGGTAAAGATGCACCAAGTGCAAATAATTCTAATTTCTTTGGAAGAGAAGCAGGTATGAACTCTTCAGGAAATAACGTAAATGCTTTTGGTTATAGAGCACATAAAGGTGGATCATTATCAGGACAAACAGTTTTTGCTAATGCAACATTACCATCTTATGTTGATAGAGCAGCAGCAACTACAGCAATCACTGTACCTAACGGAGCAATAGCAGGAAATACGTATTTATATTATAATCAAACAACTTTTGCCATAGAGGCAGTAAGACTTTAATAAATTAAATAAAATATATTATGAAAATCACATTTGAAACACCAAAAGAAATAGTAGTAGTTCAAGAGTTAAAAAGAACTATTGAAGAATTAACAATTGTAGAACTTATTGATAGCAACTCAAGAAAAGAAGTAAAAGCACATACTAGAGAATTAGGTGTTATAACTCTTTGGGCAGGAGCTGCTTATGATGCAATTGGTCAATGGACTGATGCAGATGTAATTGCTAGAGTTGAAGAACTTTACAAATAATTATTATGGATATTTTAAATATTATTAGCTGGATAAAAAATAAACGATATGTAACAAGTGTTGATCCAGCAACAACATTAATGCCAATTGGTTTAAAGGATGACCGTAGAGATGATGGATATCTTGCAGGTGTTATCACAGTAGAAAACTTTGCAGCACAAATTACTGAGCCAGTTATAGATGCTGAAGGTAACTTAATTGTAGCTGACTCATCTAATGATACAGTTGCTGTAGCTAATGGTGCTTCACATTTAATTGATAACTTTTCAGGAATGCTTATTGTTAATGACCATTATGACGGTAGAGTTGAAACTTGGATTGCTGGTGGTGGTGATGGTGTATTATTAGGATATACAAATGTAGTGGCAGGACCATGTAATAGTACACTTGCTATGGCATCAAACGGATATGAATGGACTAATGTAGATAACATGACAGGACCATTTACTTTCACAGTAGTTAAAACAAGAAGCGGTAACTAATAAATAAAAAGATATGTTAAATAATATAACAAACTATTCTAATCTTATCTCTAATGGTAAGGTTAGAACAATACTAGAAGCAACAGATTTATTCACGGTAGGTGTAAGAGACTTAAATTTTTATGGTAATTATCAACCAGCATTAATAACTACTACTGATTTAGTTAGTAGTATTGCTAGTTTATTACCTCCTCCTACATCATTACCTTATTGGTTTGAGTATAATGAAAGTGATCTTACTGTATGGAATAATGGTAGTGGTAATGTTAATAGTAATATATCATTTGGTCCATCAGCGTTAAGTGTAAATACAATAGGTAGTGAGAATGTTGCACTTGGTTATAATACGTTAACTAATAATACAACTGGATTTAGTAATGTTGGAATTGGTGCATCTGCACTTAGATTAAATACTACAGGTTCAGATAATATAGCAATTGGTACAGCTACCCTGTATAACACTACAACAAATTCTAGTATTGCAATAGGAAGAAATGCATTACTAAGTAATACTACTGGTTCAAATGTTTTAGCTATCGGTGGATTCAGTTTAATAAGTAACACAACCGGTACAAATAATGTTGCAGTTGGGGGAGCTTCATTGACAAGTAATACTACAGGTAATGATAATACAGCTGTTGGTTTATCAGCTTTATCTAACAATACAACAGGTTTTGGAAATATAGCAATAGGATGTCAAGCTTTAGTTACTGATACAAATCCAGGTGGAGAATTAGCTATTGGATACCGTGCATTATACAGTCAAACTACAGGATTTGCTAGTACAGCAATAGGTTATACAGCTTTAGAATCTAATACTACTGGTTATGAAAATACAGCAATTGGACTTAATACATTACGAGCAAATACAACAGGTAGACTAAATCTTGCAATCGGTCCTGAAGCAATGTCAGGAAATATTTCTGGTAGAGAAAATATTGCTATTGGTTCACAAGCATTAAAAACAGGAACAGCAGTATTTTATAATGTTGCAATTGGATATAACACATTATATAACAATACTGGTCAACATAATATTGCAATAGGTACGTCAGCAATGTATAATAATACAACTGGTTCTTATAATACAGGAATAGGTAGTAATACATTAAATAGTAATACAACTGGTAATTTTAATGTTGCATTAGGTAATGACTCATTGAGCCTTAATACTAATGGAAATAATAATACAGCAGTTGGTGTAGGTACTTTAACTAAGAATAATACTGGTTTATCAAATGGTTCTTTTGGATATAATGCTTTATCAAATAATGTATCAGGAAGTTACAATAATGCAATAGGTGGATATGCTCTTTACAATTGTACCACAGGTTTATCAAATAATGCAATGGGTTCATCAGCATTAAGTTCTCTTACATCAGGTTTCCATAATAATTCTATTGGTCAAAATTCAGGAGCAGCAATAACAACTGCTTATCAAAATAACTTTATAGGTTATAGTGCTGGTGGTGATTGCGTTACTGGAAATAGAAATGTAGGTGTAGGACATCAAATAGCAACTGGTAACTTCAGTGGTTCAGTTATTCTTGGAAGTTATGCCGCAGCTACTGCTAATAATCAATTTGTAGTAGGTTCAAATGTTGAAGCAGCAGGTTCTGTAGTATCAGAAGTTAACTCATCTACTCAAGTATGGAATGTAGTTATCAATGGTGTAGCAAGAAAAATTTTATTAGCATAGTAATTAACTTAAAAATAAATAAAAATGGATGTTTTAAATATCATCTCTTGGCTTAAGAGCAAGAGACAAGTAACAACAGTAGATGCATCTCAAACATTAATCCCATTAGGATTAAAAGATCCAAGAAGAGATGACGGATATTTACCTGGTGCAATATCAGTAACTGATTTCTTAGATTTGGTACCAGCTCCAGTTCCTCCAACTGATGCTTTAGAAAATACGTTTGTCGGTGAAGATGCTTTTGCAGATAATATTAGTGGGTCAGCGAATGCTTTTTTTGGATGGAGAGCAGGTTATACAGGGACAAATCAAGTTTACAATACTGGAATTGGAAGAACTGCATTATATTCTAATACAACAGGTTCTGAAAATACAGCAATTGGTGTCAATTCATCATACAATAATATAAATGGAATTGGTAATGCTTCAGTTGGAAATAATTCTTTGTATTTTAATATCAGTGGTAATAGTAATTCATGCTTAGGAATTTCAACATTATTTTACAACACAACTGGACAAAGAAATATAGCTATTGGTGAAAATTCATTATATGCAAATACAACAGGTCAGTATAATATTGCAATCGGTGCATCTGCTGGAAACAGTAATACAACAGGTCAGTATAATATTATGATAGGATCTGCTATTAATAATCAAAATTATAATAATTGTATAATATTAGGAAAACAAGCTCAAGCAACAGCTAATAATCAATTTGTAGTAGGATCTTCTGGAACCAATGCAGGTACAATTGCTACTGAAGCACTAACACCTACAGTATCTTGGACAGTAAAAATCAATGGTGTTGATTATAAAATTCCATTACAAATAGCATAATAATTAAATAAAATAATAACTTTACAAAAAATAAAAATCATGGCATTAGAATTAACAGCGGAACAAGTAGCAAAATCAGTAACAGCAGCTTATGATAGTGTAGCATTAATTACTGAGTTAAAAGCAAAAGAAACTTTAACTGAAGAAGAAACAGCAACAGTAACACGTAATGAAGAGCACATTAGAATTATGTTAACTAAAGACTGGTTTGTAGCAGGATTAACAAAAGCACAAAAAACTGAATTGTCTAAAATATGAGTCCAGAGCAAGCTAAACAAGTAGTTGAACAAGCTTTAAATCAAGCATTCCTTAAAGGAGCATTTAGTTTACAAGATGCAGCAATGATTACACAAGCATTAGGAGTCTTATTTACAGGACCTGAATTAGTTCAAGAAAATTAAAAGCAAGAGCCACAGAGATGTGGCTTTTCTTTTTTATATTTGCTTATATAGAAAGTTTTCTGTATATTATTATATATAAATCAATTATTATGTCTGTAGGAAATTTAAAAACATATGGTGGTAAAGGGACTAACTTACCATGGCAATTAAACATGTTATTTGGTCAAGAGAGTGCTGCAAATAGCCTTTCTGAAATAAATGCAAATACAACAAATGTAGATTCATTACTTAATCAAATACTTGCTGCAATTCAAGGAGGAGCAGATTATGAAGCAGCTTTAGTAATTGATAGTAATGATGTTACATGGTTAGAGGTGAGAATATATAATCCTGATACAGGAACATTTAATCCACCTGTTTATTTTCAAGCAGGTAGTAATGTACCAGGTACTCCAGTAGATCCAATTACATATGTAAATCCAAATAGTTATTTGGCACAAATGCTTATTGTATTAACTGATATTGACGATAAAGCTGGTAAAATTGCTACTCGTGTAGACTCTAAAACAAGAACTCCTAATTTTTACAGGGTTTCAGGAGCATTTACAATAGCACAAACAATATACAGTATATCATTTTCTAATGTTGGATCAGCTGATGCTACAGTATTAGGAGCTATACTTAAACCAGGAGAAACAATTAACTTTGATGCAGGTTCACTAAACAATACATATTCAATAAATACATTTGATTATGATGCTACAGGAACTGAGTTAATCATTATTTATAATTCATAGTCATGAGTACATTTATTACTATTGATAAATGTGCTACTAATCCATTTGGTTATTTAACTAGGTTATATACACAAACTAGTAGTAGCATACCTGTTACAAATACATTATCTGAATTATCATTGTTAGATGGTGGACTTGGTACATTAACAGTTCCTGCTAATGCTTTTAAACCTGGGGATAGTTTTCATGCTATTGCAACTGGTCATATTTCTTCAGTTAATAATCATAACTTAAGAATAAGAATAAAAACTAACGGTATAATTTTAGCTGATACCGGAGCAATTACAATGAGTGGTTCAACCAATAAACATTGGAAGCTTGAAGTATTTTTTACTGTAAGAACAATAGGTGGATCAGGAGTTGCATCAATTGTTACAGGAGGCACATTCATGTATACTAAAGATGCAAATACTGCATTTGAAGGTGCAAACTTTAGTACTGAAAGGTCAACACTTTTTGATACTACTATAAATAATACACTTGTTGTTACAGCACAATGGGACACAGCAAATACTGGAGATTCAATTTATTCAGAAATATTTACTCTTAATAAAACATACTAATGAGTACAGGAATTAATATAAAGAAAAAACTTGGTGTAAAAGAAGAAGGTGCACCAATTACTACAGACACATCAAATATAAATTTTGTTGGCGCAGGTGTTACTGCAAGTGCAGTAGGCGAAGAAGTTACAGTTAATGTACCAGGTTCTATTGGAGCTACAGCTTATTATTTAAATGAATCAGTTACAGAAAGTCCTTATAAAGAATTTTCATCTTTACCAACAAGTACAACTGAACAAGATACACCAACAACAATCAGTGTAGGTGCAACAAGTGTTATTGGAGCTTATCAAACTCCAGTAGGTACACCTAATACAACAACTATTCCGGCAGGTTTATGGCAATTCTTTTTACATTTTTATTCTGGAGCTATTGATAGTTGGGATGTTTATGTAGAAGTATATAAAAGAGATATTTCAGCCGTTGAAAGTTTAATATTTACTACAGATGTTGGTAGTATAACAACAACTTCAATTACTCAGATGTATTTATTAGATGGTGTATTTCCTAATACAAGTTTATTAACTACAGATAGAATAGTTGTAAAAGTAGTAGCAACAAATACTGGTACAGGTTCTCAAACAATACACATGATTACTGAGGGATCAGCTCATTATTCTGTTGGGACAACTACATTAAATCAAGTAATACCAACCAATGCAGTTACATCAGTAACAGGTACCGCACCTATTGTATCTTCAGGAGGATTAACACCAGCTATTAGTATACCACAATCATCAGCAACAGTAGATGGATATTTATCTTCTTCTGACTGGGCAGTGTTTAATGCTAAAGTACCAGCAACAAGAAATATTACCATCAATGGTACTACACAAGATTTATCTGCTAATAGAACCTGGACTATTGCAACATCAATTCCGCAAGCTCAAATTATATATGTAGACTCAGCAAATGGTGTCAATGCTGCAACTGGTAGAGGTGATATAAATACACCTTATTTAACTCCAGAATATGCTTTATCTAATACTACTAATACAGGTACTATTACAGGAAACACAGCAACTAATACTACATTATCTGCTATATCAGATGTTGATAATGTTTTATTAGAAATTGGAATGTATGTGTCTGGATCAGGCATACCATTTGGAACTATTATAGTTGCTAAAGGTAATCAAGGTGGAAACGCTAATACAGTTACTTTAAGTAAATCAACAACAGCTACAGCTACTGGAATTACAGTTACTTGGGTTAAAACATATAATGTTATATTAAATGGTAGTTTTGTAGTTACTTCAAGTTTATTTAAAGAAGGAATGTATATTAATGCTCAATCTGCTGAAATTAGTTGGGGAGCTTTTACATTATTTAATATTAATACATATGTCAATAAAATACCTTATTACATATTAGGTCAAGGAAATTACTTTGGAACAAATATATCATCTGTATTTATTTTAACTAATGCTACTCAGTCACAAGGTTATTCTTTATCTATTAATTTTGGAAATATTGAAACAATAGGTACAAGTTATGTTTTTTCATTAACCTCTGGTTCAAATGAAAATTATATAAACATATTAGGTAATTTTGTAAATGCTAGGTTTGGTAGAGTTTGTTTAATAGATGGTGGTACAACATCCTTAATGTTTAATAGTTATGGTCTATTAGGTGGTCTACAATTTGGATTTATTGGAGGTAAAAGAATTGAGGGAACTCATACTACTCCAGCATCTGTAACTGTTTTAGGCTCAGGTTATGGGACAACATCATTAGCAACTTTAACTGGAAGTACAACTTGGACAGGACAATCTTCTCATAGAGGATATCTTAACGGTACTACTCATACTTTAGGTGGAACTGTTAATGTTTATTCAACAGGTGGTGGCGGAACGGTTACAGTAAATGGTGGAGAAAATACATTTACTGCGGTAACCGGATATACGTTAAATGTTGATTCCGGGTGTTCTTGTTATGCCTATGGTTCTGGCTCTTATATTCTTGGTGCAATCAGTGGTTCATTGTTTTTTTATGGTTTTCATTCTAGTTCAACAATAAGTGGTTCAGGAGCTATATATAATTATGGATATATTTATGTAATTTCTATGGGATCATTTACTGGTACATTTAACAATTACGGTACTGTTTCATCTGGTTCATTTGGTGGCGGTGGAAACGTAAATAATTATGGTTCAATTACTATGATTTACTATGGTATAGGTGTTGCAGCTAATAAAACTTTTGTAAACAGAGGTACTATTATATCAAATGGTTCTTTACTAAATTCAAATGCTATAATAACATTAACTAATGCTACAGGTACATTTGAAAATTATGGTTCAATCATAAATAATACTACTGATATAACAAAAGCTGTAATTGAAAAAACGGCAGGGAAACTTTATTTAAGACAAGGTTCTTATTTAAAAGTAGCTAATGGTAAGTCACCTATAAAATGTACAGCTAATACAAGTGCATCAAAAGATGTATATTATTTTGGTGTCACTGATAACTGTGATGGGACTACTTATGGTTTATCAATAGCTTTTGATGGTACATCTTTTGCACCAAATGACTTAGTAGGAGGAACAGTTTATGAAAATATAAATTATTAAGATATATGAAAACATATAAACAAATAGTATACAGACAATCAGATACGGCACTAATGATAGTGCCATCTAATGAAAGTGAGCAAATAGATATTAGATTTGTAAATGATTTAAATGACACTCAAAAACAAGCTTTTTTAGATTTGAGAGATTTTTTATTAACACAAGTAGATAGTCTTGATTATTCTGTTTACACAACTGATATTAATAGATTAGATGCTCAACCTTTAGAAGGTGATACAAAGTGTATCTTAGTAGATGAATTAGACACAAATGATAAGTTGATAGTTGATAAGGTATTGACTATTTGTTTAGAATTATTAAATAATTAATCATGGCAGTAGTATATACAAAAAAAGATCAAGGTAATTCAGTAACAACTGGAACTGGAGCACCAACTCATAGTGCAGTAGCAGGAGATAAATATACAGATACGGTTACAGGCTATAACTATATCTATACTACTTCTTGGCAACAAGTTCTTGCAGGTTCAGCTTTAACGCATTTCACTGAAGCTCAATCTACTTCAGCACCAAACGCTACTGTTTACGCAAATAGTTTAACTGCTGTCTCAAGTACAGCTGATGCTGATTTCATCATTAAAACTAAAGGGACAGGTGCAATTTTAGCTAGTATTCCAGACACAGGTGCTGTAGTACCAAATATTGGTGGTAACAAAAGGGGACAATATGCTTTAGACTTACAACATTATGGTACTATAAATTCACCTGCCGAAGTT